AAAATAAAATAACAAATTCTTAACACTTTGTAACAATAGACCCTTTATATATCCCCCATATTCTATTTTTTGTGTCCAAATTGTCCGTTATTGTGTCCAAAACTCCTAGAACCCTATCTATGACTAACCTGTAGAACTGTCATATAGACAGTACTGCAATAAAAAGACTGTAGTTATAGTAAGAATCTACGCAAAAAAGTCTACATACAAGGGGGGATTTTTAGTTTTGTATATATGCGTAAACCCTTGAAATTTTTGTGTCAAAAACTTTTTAGTAGTACTTATAAGGTAACTATAGGTTACCTATAAGATAACTTAAAGATTGACTATAAGAGACTATAAGAACCTCTATAAGACTGCCCAGAAGAGTCTTATAGAGGGCTATAGGTTGTATAAGTACCTATGAATATATTTTATTGAGAAATGCTGTGGGTGGATAGTCTAATGTATTAACTATTAACAACTAATATCTGCTTATTTTTATCTTATTTTCTGCTTATTCACTGCTTATTTGATATCTATTGACTATCTTATTTTAGGTCTTTTATTACTTATGGAATCTATGGTCGCTATCCCCCCCTATAGTCCCCCCCTTTCATAAAAAAGGGTGTATTTTATCTACAAGTACGACCTAATAAGCGTTGCTTATGAATCCATCAGTGTTTCCATTAGAATTACTTATCTGAGTGGGTGTCATTCCGAGGGCTGTTTGGGTGACGGTGTTATTTAGGTATGAACCCCAATTATCTAAGTGAACTCTAAGGAGTTCATCTTTACGAGATTTTATGTTTCTGTCTTCATCCTGGTTCATATATTCAGTCCAGTAAGCTACTGCTCCTGATAGAGCATCAAGGATGTCATCGTGTACTAAAGAACCTCTATGTTTTGTAATGCGAGACATTTGATAGAAGAGTTGAAGTTTTAATTTTCTTTCTGGAGCTTCGTTAGGGTTAGATCTATAGTCTTTTTCTACGACTTTGCGGTCGAATATGAGCCTGTGAGAGTTCATTACAGGTTCAAGGGTATCTATTATGCGTAGTTCTTTAGTCTTTGTATTGCGTACGTCTTGTACTTCACAGGGATGATATTTCATTAGGAAGGGTTTTAATAGTTCAGCAAACATACCACCACCCATATTTGATTCAACGAGGATTGTATTTACTTTATTTGTCTTGGCTATCTTGGATAGTGTTGTTAAAACAGCGTCTGAGTATCCTCCATTTAGTCCACCTGCATCTGGAACATATAGGTTTCCATTTAGCATCTTCACTACAGCGTATCCTGTTGCATCTCGGCCCTTACCAGAGGGGTCAATGAACATTACTGAGCCTGTATATTCAATCCAGTCACCAAATTGCTGTGCAGGTCTGTAGAAATGGTCTCCATTGAAACCAACACAAGGTAGTTCTTTGATTACATATTCGGGAGAAGATGACCAAATTACTTTTTCTGGTGCATGATCTGGGTTAACACTGCTGATGATGAGATCTGAAAGCTTGAGAGGGTAACGGTCTTGATCACTAAGGCTAGTATCTAGCATGAACTGTAAAGAGAACCCAGAACGTCCATAGGAAGCTTCACGTTCCATAAGATCTATTGATGAGAATCTTTCTGGGTCAACAGGATCTTTAGGCTTTACAAGCTCTTCTGATAGTCTTTGAGCTAACTTAGGAGCAAGTCTATCTCCGTAGTTGTTTTTAAGTTCTGGATAACGTGCAGTCCATATGCGTGTTGTATATCCTCTTTCTTCAAGGGTTAGATATAAAGATTGTTCTGTTTGTGGTGTACCAAGGAAGGTTATTTTACCGTTAGGTTTTAGTATGGCATCAAATTCTTTAACAGCTTCACTTAACTTGTCTCTCATCGGTTGAGTAAAGCTGTTATTTGGTACTTCCACATCATCAGCAATCACTTCATCTGCCCTACTACCAGCCATCTGTCCTAAGACACCCTGTGACTTTACTGAAGGGGCATGATCAGCAGATGCTGGCCCAACATCAAAACTTATCTTTGAGTTTCTCTGAGAGTCTTCTGGACGTAATGGAGCTAATATTGGCATCTCATTGATAAGACGCATGGTAAATGTAGAGAAATTATCTGCTCTGTCTTTACTTGCAGAGACAACAAGGAACTTTAGTTGTGGATTCATTCGTAGTTTCCACACAACATAGGTAGAAGTTATCCAACTCTTACCTACTCCTCTAAAGGCCTGTATGATCTTTCTACGAGGTCCGTACTGTAAATACTCAGCAATGTCTAATTGAACTGGTGTGGGGTCAGGTAGGTTTAAATGACGCCACGTTATGATTAGAAAGTATCTAAAGTCTTGTAATTTCTCAGGAAGCGGTTGCATAAAGATCTTTTACTCGTTGAAGAGGAATGGCAGCTACCTGTGGCACAACAGAATTACCTAATGCTTTAAGTCTGTCCACCCTGTGGGATAGCCCATCATCTCCTCTACAAAGTGTGGGTTTAGATTTGTATCTTTTCCAGTTTGGGTTGAGCGTGATTCCACTATTACGCCAGGTAAACGT